ATTGAACGGGAGCGTCGGGTACACCTTGTGGAACTGAAGGGTCCATTTGCTTTTCTTGGAGGAGGCGAACCTGTTCGATGGACCCATCGACGGGTGCATGACCCATCGACGACGTAACAGTTCTTTTTCACGCATCTTTTTCTGACTCGTCGTGAGTCCTGAAAAGTACCGTTCGGGCCATCGACGTGTCACCGTGATGTGACGCGGTCGACGAGGCATTATTATTATATTTCTAGAAAATAGAAATGCGTGAAATAATCGTCTATGCCGATTCTTCACAGCGTGACATGACACTCTATCCGTACGGAAATACATATACCCTTCATCTCATGCAACCGATCAAAAATATCACACGAGTGGATTTGGTTTCGGCGATCATACCGAATACGATGTATAATATATCATCACCGGACTATTGTTTCGAAGTGGACACGACGGGTGTCTCTCTGAACCCAGGCTTTTACTCCACGTCGAGTCTGATGAATGTCGTGAACGGATCGAAACAAATTTCAAATGCGACTCTCGTGTACATGTCTGCTGAAGGCAAATTCGTTCTGTACGGAAACGTATCGAACGTTACAGTCTTGACAACTGAAGCTTCCAAGATTCTCGGTCTTCCTCTGGGGCAAACGAACGCGTCGAACCTTCTGTCGAATCGAGAGTTTTCGAACATGTGGCCAGGGGCGATGACGTTCGTCGAATCGACATCGGTTGTCAATTTCGGGACAAGCGAGTATGCTTGGCTCGATATTGATGAGTTTCGAACACCCTTGACGACAGACGCGCGACAACTGGTCACTTTGGCATCCGGGCAGATTACGACCGACAGTAACACGTCTGCGACATCGTTTGCACTCATTCCTATGGATGTGAATAGCGGCAATTACAAGTCATTCAAAGAACATGCTGATTATAAAGTGTCTGTCGATTTTCCATCGCGACTCGATTCGCTCGATCGATTAACGATCCGATGGCGAGACCGGTACGGGTCACTCTTGAATTTCCATGGTCTTGAAACAAACTCGTTTGCCGTGCGTCTTCATGTCGACATTGTTCCCGCTTCACCGGAGCGTATCGAACGATTGCCAGCTCCTTTACGCGAAGGTTTGTTTCAAACAAAAGAGAAGGCATTTATGGTTGTGACAGGTATACTTGTGATCGGTCTCATTCTCATCATGCTCATGTCTGTTCGACGCTAGGAAAAATTTCACTTGAGAAATTTCCGTCCGATATAATTACGATCAAAACGGTACGTTTTCGAATAGCTCGGCATGGTGCGTTTCGAGAGTGTCGCGATAGCCTGCAGACGACGGAATACGGAGAGGGGTTTCTGACCACCATCTGCGATCGCCTTGTTCAACGCGCGATGGCGCGCAGTTGCGTTTTTACTGACGGAATACCCGAACATCGTAAGCATGCCTGGACGGGTGATCGGAATGAGTTTCGGCCCCTTTCCTGATTGTCCGCGATTCACAATCATCGATGATTGAACGTGCGTTCTGCCACCTCTACGACGATATGTGTACGCACGGTGATGCATTGTCTTTCGGACGTGAATGGTCATCGGTTGTCGAACCTGAGTATATCCGGAACGCTGGATCATAGTCATATTATATTCGAAGATAAAAAATTCAACCCTGTCTTTGACTACTATGAAAGGGTTTATCGTTGATGTCGAGTCCAAGCATATGACTGATGGGTCAAGTGCTGTCTTTTCTGTGAGCATGATGTTTTTCGAGTTTACCGTTCGGAAACAATGGAAAAGTCGCGGCCGAGGCTTCGATCCGGAATATCAAACCTCGATTCAGACGAGATACGAGCCGCTTCAGACGATTTTCATCGCAGAGGCTCTCCAAGATCCGTGTGTTTCTGAAGATGTTACCGTCGTCAGAAAATTAGGTCAGACCATCGTCGATACAGTTCGTGTCGGAGGAACGGTCATTTCTTTGCCGTTCAGTGTCGCACTCAAACATATGATGACGACAATGAAAGATTCGACATGGTTCGGACACTCGATCGACCGAGACATTCAATTCTTGGTCGATACGGATGAGCGATACAAAACACGAATGTTCCGCAAAGATCCGTCCGCGTACCCTGAATCGTGTTGCGTGTTTCCGGAATGGCCGGGTATCGCCAAGGTGTGTACGCAACAGATTTTGACGCGCCGTTGTCCGAAGTTTATCGAAAAGTACATCAAAGCGGGTGGATCATCGGCTCGTCTTGCGGAGCTTGTGACGTACGTGACTGGTCGGACGCAGCATCACACATCTGCTCAGGATGTGATTGACACGGCATCTGTTGTTCAGAAAGCGTTTGAAGATGACCGATTTCAGATTGAAACTGGGAAATCGTACATGACATGTATCCCTTTACGAACATCTTTACTTTTGAATCAAGGGCCATCGTAAAATCGAAAACGTCCATGTCGTCCATGTCGATGCATGTGCCTGAGAAATGCCTATACTTGTGACGAAGCATGGATGCCGTCCAGAGGACTTGAAACCCATACGTCTGGAGATCCTTGACGTGGGTCGGACCGGTGTACGTATTGACTCGGATCACATGGACATCTGACGGATCTTTATGAAGGATCGCACCGCATGGTGTTTCTTCGAGCATGGCACCATCGATGTAATGCCATTCTTGGTACTTGACACTTTGTAAAAGGAACGGTAGAGCGATCGACATCGTGAGTGCTTCGTGGACAGACATGTTTGGATGTGTATCGACCGAAAAGTAATGCGTCGTAGAAAGTTCGACACAACACGACGAAACATAAAATTTTACCGGATAATGCTCGTACAATTCTTTGAACGTTGGATGTTCATGCGAAGAAAACTTTCGCGTCAAAGAAGATAATACGGTTAGGATCTTCTTCGATGATACAAGACCGTACGAACGAAAAAGCGATTTGATACTCGGTTTCATGACGGTATGAACAGGAATATCTATGCTTTCTCGGAACAATTCTTGAACATTCCCTTGTGTGAGAATGTACATGAATCCAAGAAGTGCTCCGGCCGATGAACCGGATATGGTCTCAAGATCGTTGAGTGCACCTTTATCTGTAAGTGCACTGAGCGTTCCCATAAAGACAAAGTAAGACATAGCTCCTGGGCCGATGACGATATGTTTCATCTTATTACAGATATATTAATAGACATTTGGGAATTTACCGCGCAGGAATGAAAACAAAAGAGCGAACACTATCGTGTGGACACCGATGGCCGACAGCGAACTCTGACCAGACATGAACACCCCCTTCCGTCCAGGTGGTATGGTCAAGAGAATGCCTGGTGTCAAGAGGATGAAAAGCACGACCGGAACGACGAGATCCGCCGGTCGAAGAGAAATACGAAGGATGCAACACGCAATGATGTAGTACACGAGGGCAAGAACGATAGCATGCAGCAGTGTTGCTTTGAAGTCCGTCTTCACGCCCGGAAACAAACGTAGAGACGGGAGAGACAGGATAAGTCCTGGACTGAGAAGAGCGAAAAGGATAGCCGGGGTCAAGACTTTTGGACCAGTGATGTCGATCGCCATGTACTATTCACTTCTAAAAATTTGCTGACGACGATGAGGAATAGAGACACGCGACACGGCCTGAACGAACTGAACGAAATCCGGATAGGATGCTCTGTTAAGCAAAGTGCTCTGGAGAGAGTTGTCTTCGATATACTGGCGAAGTGACATCCACATATTCAATATATGTTCACTGTACCAATCCTGCCACGTTTCTTCGTCGAGTTCAAAATCCTGCTCCTCAAACTCTTCATCTTCGCGTGCATCCTCGTACATGAAAACATCCGAACCGTACTCATTATGAAGACCCATCTTTGCGTACTGTAAGTACGTCGCGCTCCTTTACTGGAACGGCGTCAAGGATCGCCTGGAACGCGCCTTCGATCTGTGCTTCGTTCCCTCCGAAGTAGGACTGAAGTCCTTTCAATATGATTTCTTTGGTGATACTGCCTTTAGACTCTTTGGTCTGAAACGAAACCTTCTGACCCTGAATTTTTACGACGGGCTGGACATCCTCTTCGACATCCTGTTTCATCTTTTTCATAAAATGCTGAACCTCAGTTCGAAGCTCCTTCTCGCGTTTATTCAGAACACTGATATCCGCGCGAGCAGCTTTGAGCTGAGCTTTGAGTGCGAGCCATTCTGACATGACATCTCGAATCTCAGACATTGTGTAGTATTACATCGTCTTTGATTTTTTAGGTGTTTTTTTACGCGTAGCCTTTGTACTCATTCTCAATCTCAAACTTAGGACGCATGGTATCCGGAGGAATAGTGGACAGGTTGAAGATGCTTACTGGGTCACGAGGGTTCGTCGGCTCGGAACGGAAATCACGATTGGCGTTTCGCAGATTTCCGCCGATGGTTTCTGGGAAACCAATCTGGGCACGCGGATCCAGGAAATTCTGACCGGACAAGATGGCATCCGGACTGAACTGTCCGAAATCCTCGGTCGTCACCACTTCTTTCGGGATCAAGCCAACGTTCGTGTCCGTCGGAACCTGATCAACCATGAAGCTGCCACTGGATGAACCATCGAAAGGAGCACCTGGTAGGCCCATACCAGCCAATTCAGTCGTCTCGGATGCTTGTGTGACCATAGCACCGCCTGATGTACTTGAGGTTGTGCCTGGTATACTGAACCCTGCAACACCGACTGGATCACTTCCGCTTGGGGTGTACATGCTACGCTGTGGCATGAAGAGGAGGAGAGCGATCAGAAACAGCAGAACCAGAACTGCGAGACCTTTGCCGTCCATATTTATATTGTACGGCGACTTTTTTTCTACAGGTCCGGTTCATCTTCCTCGGCCGCCTCTGGTTCGTCTGTGAAAAGGTACTCTCGTGGAAATTTGTTCTTCGGTTGAGCCTTGACGCGTGCCTGGACAACCTTCCATACCGGCTCGAAAGAACGTTTCGTAAACATGAGTCCCGAAAGTTCAAGCAGTATATCGACGGGTGTATTGGCCTGTACTCCCTCGAGGATGTTCTTCTGTGGGTCGTAAAACGTCGAGACGATTTTGCCTTTGATAGTCACGAAAGAAGCGAAAAGTTCGCGCTCAGAACTGAGGCTCTTCTGGTATGCCGACATGACCGTCTCGTCTGAAACCTCCTTTCCGAACCATGCCTGCTTCGATGCTTTCGCTTGAGTCAGGATAGTCTCATCAATCTCCGAGAAAAGAGTCTCTTGCTGGATAGTCTTGACCGTCACACTCGAGTCCTGAGTAGAAGGTTCAAGGAGAACCGAGTTCACCTGATAAATTATCCGAGTCTGGTCATCTTGGGTCATCTTCAGAAAGTATCGGCCATCAGGCAGTTTCGTCGGTGTACCGAACAGCATGTTATTATACAATTTATTCTAAAGCTCTAAGTAGATATGAGTTTCTGTGGATCCCAATATACTGGTCGAGGGTGTGCATGTCACACACAACCTATTCCTGGAATCACACCCATGGCATCGCTTCCTGTGTCTGGGTCGATCTGCAGCTACATCGATAAGAACTTTTTGTACGGGTGTGATGCTGGATGTTGTCCTGGAGGATGTCCGACTGATACATCAACAGCAGCAGCATCAACATCAGCAGACGCATCTTTTTCAACTACATGGACGCCCCTGAATATCTTTTTGATCGTCTTGGGGATCCTGTACTGTGTTCTTCTTGTCCTCGGCGTCGTCTCAAAAAAATTAGATACCTGACAGTAGGATGGACCCGCAGAAAACATACGAGTTCATACGCGATACACCCATCTGGGGGCGTTTTAAGATTTGGCATCTTATCGCCTTTCTAGTACTCGGTCCCATGTTAACATGGCCCATGCTTGTGATTTTACTCGTCATTTTCATATACGAAAACAGAAACGTAGTTAAAGATATTCAAAGTATAACAAGTACTTATGGAGGAACTACAGGCGGAAATCAAGGCACTGCGCAAGGATCTACGACGAGTCAAGCAGCTGTTGGAGGATCCAACCGGTGAGAAGTCCAAGGCTCGTGCATCGAACAATGGTTTCAACAAGCCTTTGGATGTGTCCGACAAGCTACGTCTATTCCTGTGTTTGGGTGCTGATGAGAAGATTTCTCGGAGCGAGGTGAACAAGCAGATTTACAAGTACGTCGCGGACAAGAATTTGAAGAATGGTCAGCAGATCACACTCGATGCGACGCTGAAGGATCTGTTGAACCCACCCGATGGAACTATCGTCACTATTCTGAATCTCCAGAAGTTTATTAATCCCCATTACATCAAGCCCGCCGTGGTCCCAAAGGAGAAGAAGACCCCTGTCGATTCTTCTGCACCATCGGCTGATGAGAAGCCGAAGGCGGCCCGTCCATCGGCGAAGAAAACAGCGACTCCGAAGGCTTAAAAAAAAGAACGTGAATACTAAGAAAACACCATGGATGAGCTGATCGACGCACCGTCGATCGATCGTACAAAAGTTGAACAGCTCGTTGGTACAAAGATCCGAGATGTATCTTTGTATCAGCGTGCATTTACGCACAAGTCCGCCCTAAAAAAATACAGGGGGTTGTATGGGTCATACGAAACACTCGAGTTTATGGGTGATTCCGTCTTGGGATTTATAATCACGAAACATTTGTTCGATACGTATGAGAAGGAACAAGAAGGGTTTTTAACCAAGGCGCGTACGAAGATGGTTCGTGGTCGAACTTTGTGTGAGATTGCCGAACGTCTTTCGTTATCCGAATGGATCCTTATGGACGATAAGGGGATTCGGAATAACTGGAACACGAATCCTCATATTCTCGAGGATGTGTTCGAGGCGCTCGTCGGAGCTATTTATTTGGATCTCGGCATGGTTCACGCGAAAAAGTTTGTGTTTGCGGCCTTTTCCACGGTTGAAGTCTCATTGTCGGATGATAACTACAAGGATCAACTCATGCGAAAGTGTCAGGCGGCAAAGATGGCTTTGCCGGAATATCAACTCCGAAACCAATACCCCGACGGCACGTTTCATATCGAGGTGATTGTGAACGGCTTGTCGTGTGGTTCAGGATTCGGGACGACGAAGAAACAAGCGGAACAGAATGCGGCTCAGATCGCCCTTTCGACGAAACCCTAAGACGACGATCACTTGTAGTAGCGTCCTTTCACCCATGTCTTTCTTTAAACCGACGTGTAAGGAACGGAATGACCCACTTTTCACGGACGAGCTTTTCTGCAATTGCGTTTCGGACCGATTTATTACCACCACGAAGACCGAGTTCAGCACGCTTTTGACGGGTTCGAGACACTGCACGTACAGCGAGCTGTTTCAGTGTTAAAGGCCGTTTCGGACTCTGCATGTAATACCCTTTACGTCCCGGTGATGCATTCTTCAAGTGGGACGCAAAGTTGTACGCGGGTCGGGGCGACGCGCGATAGGTAAGCGTCGCCGGTTTCTTGTGTTTCTGGGCAATCGCGTTGAGTTTTTTTGCGAGATTTTCAATCTCTCGACGACGTTTTTCACCATTGTACATCCGTAGGTTTCGATGCGTTATTTTGTAATTCTTGTGATTGTCCCTCGGATAAATACCACCAAAAGAGAAATTACGCAATGGTGTACCCACATCTTGCACTATTAGTCTATACCGGTACTTACTAAAATACCCAAACTTGTTCTTTGCTGATGGGTTTTTTCCTGTTCGAGCGTGCCATGCCCTCTGGATCTTTCGTGCGGCGTTGTTCTCACGCTGAGGTGTCGATGTCATACTATGTGTTCATAAAAAAATACGACGCTTAAAGTACATATATGGACGATAGT